AATAAAAGGTCTAAATGCAAACCATAAGTCGTAGCTAGACTTTACTACGACATCGAAAGACTTTTGTTTAAAGTTTCTTTGGCCTACCGCGTAAATCTTTATAGGCGTGTGCGCGGAATTAGCTTGTAGCCTAATTACCTCAGCTACCGCTCTTCCCTGACCAGTTGCATCAATCGCCAATCTATTTAAAGGAATATTGTACTGCCCTAGTATTCTTATTACTTGATTGGCTATTTGAATTTCTGCGGAAACTGGCTTTCCTGTAGCGTCCCTTAAGGTGGCGCTTATGTCTATTTCAAATAGTAAAGAGTCTTCTCTGTAATCTAGAACTACTGAGCCATCAATTCGTTGGCCCATCTGGGCTAAGCGCAATATACATTTATCTCCTCCGCTACTAAATGCGATGTCTAATCCAGCACACATTTCTATGGGTGTTAGTCCTGCCCATTCCGACTTTTTATAAATATCTTCACCTGCGAACTTAGCATCCATAACAGTGTTGTTAGTTCCAGTGTCGCCCCAAAAACCTAAAGTAAATCGTCTAAAGGCTTGGCTATTAATACCGCGTTCTAAGACATCCCTATCTATAGCTTCGGTTGTCATTAAGAACTTGGCTAACTTTTTCTGCTTATCCGGGTCTTGCTCATGGATCGCAGGAGACTCGTAGCAGGAGAAGAACAGGCATATGCCATCACGCTGTGTTGTAAGCCATTCAGTATCTCTTGCAGGGTCTACCGAGTCCCAGCCATTAAGGGGTGTAGATAGCGCTCCATGCAGGTCTATCGTGCTATTAGAGTTACCTATGGCTACTAACTGATAGCGCTCTTGTCCTTTCTCAAGGTTAGGTAGCGCAGTTACTAAAGCATCCGGCATATCGGTCGCTTCGTCCAGAATAATCATTAAGCCGTCTTTAGGATGTCTACCGATCCATGGAGCAATTACTTTCTCGTCGTCTCCTGCCTTTGCAGCAAGAGCGAACATGCCGTGAATGGTATCGGGAGGCTCTCCTCTGGTTACACTGCGTTTATTAAGTATTTTAGGCGACTGCCCACCTGTACAATCATATTTCTCTTTAAGTCCCGGTACTTTTGCTTCTCGTAATAGATTTGTGACGTATCCCCAGATACGAGAAGAAAGAGAAGACAACGACGTAGACGCTACAAGGACTGTACGCTCTTTAGGATTTGCAAAAAAAAACAATATCGCAATCTTTGCCGCATCCATGGATTTACCAATATTTGCGCCTCCCGCGTAAGTTATGGTTTTATAGTTGGAGCAGTGCCGTCTAAACCGGCGTTCCGTCCAATAGTGCCAGATAGTATCAGGCCACATATAGTCGTGCATGGATTTAAAGTGATTATAGCGAATCTCTGGATGAGTTGCATCGTTGTACAGTTTAGCGTGAATATAGAATGGGTGCCTTAGCGGGAAGCGCCCACCTTCGGCTATTACAACCGGCTCGGTAACTCCGGTACGAACGTTTTTATCTAATTGAACTTCCCAGCCTTCTTCGCGTATAAGAGTTACTATGTCTGTATTCATGAAATTTAAAGCCTTAGAAGCACCTAGAGATTTTGACTTTATAGACCCAGATACGAGTTATCAATATAAAGAAAACGATAAAAATACTTTAATGCGTCGTATTGTGTCCTACCGTGAACAAAACGACCTTTCTCCCTTGGATGCTTTATCGTCAGTGCTGGACAACTATTGGTGTAGCAAACCCCAAAACAAAGGCTTATGCGAGCAAAATAATCAACTTCACAGAAGCCTATGGACAACGATTAGAGGAGGGGTAGCTGTTTTAGTTAACATGCTTTACCCAAAAGTTGTGGCAGACGAAAAGGCAGAAAAACGTGCGGCACAGTGTGCCTTATGTCCTTTTAACGAATTTCCCGATAAAGGTGCTTTTGTTTCTTGGTCGGATAGTGTTGCAGTCGCATCGATAGGTAAGAAAAAAACTAGCTTTCACGAAGAGCTTGGAAACTGTAAAGTATGTACCTGCGTTCTAAAAGCTAAAGTATTCTATGACGGGCCGGTTAAATTTGATGCACAACAGATACAGGACTTAAAAAGCGTTAATTGTTGGCAATTAAATCTTCCGCAAGAGTAGCCGATAATAATTTTATATGACGTGTAGTGAGTAATTAATATGGCAGAGTATGGGGGCTACGGCTCGGATGCGTCATCTATTCGTAACCCCTTAGTTGTTGAGGCTAATGGCACACTTAAAGCACCTACAGAAATAGTTCCCAGCGTTATCGCAGCAAGAAATATACACTGGAATCTTAGAGCGGAGCACTCCCCTCGTATATTATTATACGCGCAAATTGAAGGTTTAATTGCAGGAAACCCTCCATACAATTCGGCAGAATTAGCAGCGCAAGGCCTAGGTCACATAGCTAACTTTAATAACATGGACGCCAATGCGCTGTACGAGAGAACAGCACTAGCGTACTGGAATCTACTTAATCAAACGGAGTACATTGCTAAATTTGAGGTGTCTACTCCTCCTAACGTCTCTAAAGACGAAGAGATGGGAATGCTTGTAGACTCAAGCCTAGTTGAGTATGGCAACACCATGAGCAGGCATTTTAACGATATTGTGCGCTCATGGAAAGATTTTAATACGCAGTTTAACATGGCATCGGGTCAGCATGTGCGTTTAGGACTTTCGCCTATTATTTGGCCAGACGCCTCCGATTGGCGTTGGAAAACTATCGAACTTTCCAGATTCTTTGTTAAAGACCAAGCACCTGTGGACACAGATTCCATGACTTGCTGGTGCGTTGAATCTATATTTACAGTTCAAGCGTTATATCAAATATATCAAGTAGCAAAAGAGTTTCCTAATGCAACACATTGGGACACGGACGAATTAGAAACTTTTCTATTATTTAAGGCTAATTCATTTTTAAAACCTCAAGAAGCAGGTATATTTAATATGATGGATTTGCAGATGCGAATCCAGAATAATGATGGACTGGGTACTGCAGCATTCAGCGATGAAGTAAGGCTTATTTCTCTTCTTTATAGAGAGTACGACGGAAAAATATCTCAATATATTTTTGATAAATATTGGGACTCAGGCTCAGGAAAGTTTTTATTTAAACATCCAAGTCAGTATGAATGCCTAGAAGACGTGATGATTTTATTCACAAGCTCTCCCGGAGAGTTTACTATTCATTCTAACAAAGGATTAGGGCATAAAATATTTGCAAGTTCGCAAGCTATAATGCAGTTAGATTGTTCCGGCGTGGATATGGCGCGTTGGGCAGCTACTCCTATTTTAGAAACTCCTGCCACAGACCCTAGTTCTGCAGACGGTATACGTCTTTACCCAGGAGTTCCTACAAATATAGGCATGGCTAAGTTTGCCAATAATACTTTGGGCGCAAACGTAAATCAGATTATAGGGATGTCTCAGTACATAACGAGCAAAATTAATTATAATCTGGCTAACTCCGGCGATGACCCTAGTATGCCTGATAAAAGCATGGGCAGTATATCGGACAGCACTGCTCTGAGACAGGCATATAAAGAGTTTGGAATACTAAAAAACAGCATAGCTCACTTTTACACAACTTGGGATTTAGTTATTAAGAACATGGTAGCTAAAATGCTACATTCTAAGAAGGGAGACAGAGGGTATGAGTACGCAAACGAGTGGAAACAGAGGTGTATATCTGACGGAGTTCCAGAGATAATATTCAGTGTCAAGTCTAAAAGTAAGTTAGAGCTTAACCGTTACTTAAAAGTAAAGGCCAGTAGAGTAGCAGGAGATGGCTCCGATGTTGCCATGATTATGGGATTAGACCAGTTAACCCCTTTCGCCAGTTCTTTCGGAGCTAGAGAGTCACGCAATTTCTTAAAGCTTAAAATAACAGCAGCTCTTGGACATGACTACGTGCCGGAGCTACTGAGCGCTCAGGACGATACAGACATGAATGCTGGCGGCGCAACGATTGCAGGGTTGGAGAATGCCATTATGAAAGGAGGCGAATCTCCTGTATTCTCTCCAGACAATGATCAAAAAGCGCATTTCTCTACGCATATGGCGCTTGGTAACTTTGTAATTCAATCG